TAATGACCCATCAGGACGAAACACACCCTACGCTGCAATAGCAGAGTCAAGGAGCGCAAACAACGCTGTGACGCAATCCTGGGGCATGTTAATTAATAGGGCTCTAATTGCTACAAATAAAGTTGTTGAAGACTCAGAATTCAGATATCATATACGTCCAATTAATACAATTCATGATGCTGCTTACTTCTTAGTTAGAGATACACCAGAGGCTGTAAAGTTTCTAAACGACACTCTAATTAAAGAGATGCAATGGAATGCTCATCCGAGCATTGCTTCGACAGATGTATTAATGGGGGCTAACCTAGAAATAGGGAAATCTTGGGATAAACAAACTAGCTTACCCAATAAAGCTAGTATTGAACAAATTGAGGAAATATTAAATGGCATATAAATATACCAATAAAGCTAATATTAGCTTACCTTTAGCTGTATGGCTTATGCATGATGACTACGACTACGATAGTAGAAGTAATGTCATCAGTGCTACATCACTACTTAAATCAACTAGAGCTTTAATTTTAAAATACCAAAATGGTGATTTAGATAAAGAGGTAGATATTTCTGATTTAGTAGCATCTCGTATGGGATCTGCTATTCATGCTATTGCTGAAGAAGCATGGACTCATGAAGATAATGTTACTAAAGCTTTATCTGCTTTAGGTACATCTAACCTAGCAGATAAAATTAAAATCAACCCTACTGGTGCTATTGAGCTAGATGATATACCTGTTTATGTAGAGCAACGTCATGAAACAGAAATTAATGGTTATATCATATCAGGCAAATATGACCTTATACTAGATGGTACTCTTAGTGATTATAAAAGTACGTCTGTATGGACGTATATCTTCGATTCTAACGCACTTAAATACACACAGCAAGGTAGCATCTATAAATGGCTTGCACCTGACAGAATCACTGATAATAAAATTGACATTCAATTTATCTTTACAGATTGGTCAGCAGCGCAAGCTAGACGAGATTCTAATTACCCTAAATCTAAAGTAATTACTAAATCTTATCCACTATGGTCAGTAGAAAAAACAGAACATTTCATTAAACAGAAACTATCTGATATTACGGCTATGAAAGATACACCTCAAGAAGATTTACCTGAATGCAGCCCAGAAGATTTATGGGAATCTCAAACTAAGTATAAATACTACAAAAACCCTAGCAAGATGACTAGGGCAACTAAAAACTACGACACTATGGAAGAGGCCAGTATACGATTAGGTGCTGACGGTAACGTTGGTGTAATCGAAACTGTTCGTGGTGAAGTTAAAGCATGCCGTTACTGTGAAGTAGTAGGTATATGTACTCAAGCAAAAAATTTACAAGCACAAGGGAGATTAGTACTATGATAATCCAAGATAGATTATTAGAAATAAAAGCAGAATACCACATGAGTGTGGCTACAATAATTAACGAATACTTAGCTAAGCAAAAACAGAATAGTAAAAATATACGCCCTAATAATATTGCTGAGATACAAGAACGTAAATTACAAGATCATGCCGCTATTATGGATTTAGCTGCTAGAGAAAAAACTAAAAAAGCCGAAGATGATATTATTGGTCAAGTTAATGACCAAGGCACCTTACTAAAAACCCCTAGTTCTTCTATTAATTTTGAGCCAGTCAAAAAATTTATACAATCTAAAAAGAAAATAGATAAAAGACGTTCACCAGACAGAACATCATTTACAAGAAAAGATTATGAGTTAGCTAAAGCTACTTACCTTTTTGAAAAACAAAAAGGGAAATACACATATCGAATGCTTGAAAAAGACATGAATGGTATTCTTAATAAACATAAAAGCTACGAATCTTACCGAAGGCTCATTACTCAACCCTTTCAAGGATAAAACATGTCACAACCTAATTACAACCAACTATCTGAAGAGATAGTAGATATTCTTGTCGCTAAAACCCAATCACAGAATAGACATTTCTTTAGAATTTTAGTAGCTTACTACTTATCTAAAGTAGCTTCTATGATGCGCTGCAACATTGAAACTAAAGATAGAGGCGTTATTCCAGTTAATACTTATGTATTAAACTTAATGCCCTCAGGAGCAGGTAAAGGCTTCTCAACTAACATCATCGAGGAAGACATCATCGAAGGTTTTAGAATAAACTTTCTATCGCATATCTTACCAGAAGAAAGTGCTAATGAACTAACCATCATCGGTAATAGACGTGCAGCTAGAGATCCTGAGTTATCTCAGGAAGAAGCTGCTATTGAAGTACAGAAAGAATACGATGCGTTAGGTAATCTAGCCTTTAGTTTTGACAGTGGTACATCACCAGCTGTGAAGCAAATGAGACAAAAGTTACTTATGTCTAACTGTGGTTCTATGAACCTAGAGCTAGACGAAGTAGGTTCTAATCTAACAAATAATGCTGAGATGTTAAATACATTTCTAGAACTTTATGATGTTGGTAAAGTTAAACAAAAGTTAACTAAGAACACAGCTGAGAATAAGCGTGGTGAAGAATTAACCGGTAGAACACCGACTAACATGATGCTATTTGGCACACCTACTAAATTACTAGATGGTAGTCGTGTAGAAGAAGAGTTTAAACAAATGCTTGAGACGGGTTACGCCAGAAGAATGTTATTTGGTTATGATACAAATATTAATAACGTACAACAACAGACTGCTGAAGAGCTTTATGATGCTCTAACGAGTAATAGTGTTAATGCTGATACTTTACGCATTGAGAGTCTCATGACTAACTTAGCTGACAGAGCTAAATTTAATACTGTATTGACTCTAAGTAAAGAAGACACTATTCATTTATTACAATATAAATTATCTTGTGAAGATAAAGCTAAAGACCTTAAACCTCATGAAGAAACTCAGAAAGCTGAACTATCTCATAGATACTATAAAGCATTAAAGTTAGCAGGAGCATATGCCTTTGCAGAAAGCTCAAGTATTATTACAACTGATCATCTAGATAACGCTATACAGCTTGTAGAAGATTCAGGAGAGCACTTTAAACGTATTATGTGTAAAGAAGGTTCTTACGCTAGATTAGCTAAATATATTGCTGATGTAGGACGTGAAGTAACTCAAGTAGATCTGATTGAAGAACTACCTTTTTATAAAGGCACAGAGTCTCAGAAAAAAGACATGTTATCACTAGCTATTGCTTATGGTTACAAGAACAATATTATTATTAGAAAATCTTACGTAGATGATATTGAGTTCTTATCTGGAGAAGCCCTTAAAGAAACTGACCTAGATAAAGTAACTATTGGATATAGCCAAGATATTACAACAGGCTATGAAGCTGCTGAAATTAGTTTTGATAAACAACTACCTGAGTTAATCGGTACTGAAGGTTATCACTATACAGCGCATACGTTCTTAGATGGGTATAGATCATCAGAAAAGGCTATTCCAGGCTTTAATCTACTAATCTTAGATATCGACAGTGGAACAAACATTAGTACCGCTATGGAGCTCCTAGGAGACTACACAGCTTTATACGCAACTACTAAGCGTCACTCTGAAGATAGACATAGATTTAGGGTTGTATTACCTATGTCACATTTTATTAAACTAAGTCCTAAAGACTATTCTAAATTTATGGAGAACGTTTTTAACTGGTTACCTTTTGAAACTGATTCAGCTACTAAGGATATTGCTCGTAAATGGCAATCTCATGATGGCGATATGCAATTCAATGAGGGCGAACTTATTGATGCTACGTTATTTATACCTCAAACTAAAAAAGCAATGGAGCAGGAGAAGATCTTACTCGATGCTAAAGGTATGGATAATATGGAGCGCTGGTTCTCTAACCGAATTGAAGTAGGTAATAGAGCTACAATGTTAATTAGATATGGCTTTATGTTGGTAGATAACAATCTACCACTAGACTTTATCATGACTAAGCTACATAGCTTTAATGACAAATTAAGTGATTCACTATCTCGTGAAGAACTAGATACCAAGATACAAATCTCACTATCGAGAAAGATAATTCAAAAGGAGAATAATAATGAATAACAATTTAGTATTGTTATGCGGCAAATCCGCAACAGGTAAATCAGCTAGCTTAGCTGATATTAAGAATCCGGAAGGTGTTATGTACTTAAATTGTGAAAACAATAAGAAGTTACCCTTCAACTCTAAGTTTCAGGAATATACAATTACTGACCCTACTGATGTACCCGATGCTATCGACTCAGTTCAAGACAATGATAAGATTCATACTATCGTAATTGACAGTCTGACCTATCTAATGGACATGTACGAAAGTACTAAGGTACTGACTTCATCTAATACGATGAAAGCGTGGGGTGCTTACGCACAATTTATGAAGAACATGATGGCTCAAAATGTAGCTAACTCTAACAAGAACATTATCTTTATCGCTCATACTTCAGATGTATTTAACGAAGCTGAAATGGTAAATGAAACAATGGTTAAAGTTAAAGGTTCTTTAATGAATACAGGCGTTGAAAGTTTCTTTAGTACAGTTATTGCTTGTAAGAAATTACCACTTAAACAGCTTGAAGAGTCTAAATCTAAAATGCTTAACATTAACGAAGAAGAAGAGCTATTAGGTTTTAAATATGTCTACCAGACACGCCTAACTAAAGACACCGTAAATGAGCGTATGCGTAGCCCTATGCGTATGTGGGGAGTTAAAGAGACGTATATTGATAATAATCTACAACATGTTCTAGATAGGTTACACGAGTACTACGATGCCTAGAAAATTAAATAAACAACAAAAACAATTGCTTAATAGATATGGTTATTG